TCAGCGAAAGCAATGGCTGCGTCTGCTGGTAGGCCGTATCCAAACCTAGTGGATAACATGAGAGCGGCGAGGAAAAAATGATCTGCCCGATTGCAACTCAGGACATCAAGACCAATCTCAAAAACAGGGATTGGGCGTTCAAGAACGTTGGATACGGGCCAGCAAATCCGGAGGATGAGAACGAGGAGTTTTGGGCTGCAAAAGCTGATGAGTGGCAGACCACGCCAGAAGGCGCGCAGGAAATGCGTTGCGGGAACTGCTCTGCATTCATCCAAACTCCTGAGATGATCGCTTGTATCGAGAAAGGTATTGGCGAGGAGCCTGGAAACTACTCAGCAGACATCGTTGCCAGTGCTGGACTTGGGTATTGCGAGCTGTTCGAGTTCAAGTGCGCTGCTGACCGCACCTGTTCTGCATGGCTGGTTGGTGGCCCAATCAGACAGCGGATGACTGATCGCCAGCGGCAAATGCTGATGATGGCAAAGATGGAGTACAACGATGACAGCAGCATGGACGAGGAAGGCGGGGAAGAATCCGAAGGGCGGTCTTAACGAAGCTGGTCGGAAGTCCTACGAGCGAGAAAATCCAGGTTCCAACCTAAAGCCTCCAGTTAAGTCTGGTGACAACCCGCGCAGAGCGTCATTCCTGGCTAGGATGGGCAATATGCCTGGGCCAGAATACAAAGATGGAAAGCCGACTCGTCTGCTTTTGTCCTTGAAAGCATGGGGCGCATCTAGCAAGGCAGACGCTAAAGCTAAAGCAAAGGCTATCAGCGAGCGCAACAAGAAGTGATCGTAGACCGCGATCCATATTGGCATTGTGTGATAGATGACTTCTTCACACGGCCAGACAAGCTGGCAGAAGAGTTTCCTAAACCAGACGATCCATGCTGGTTCAGGTATGACAGTCCTCTAGAGGTCAAGCGAACCTGCAATGACTGGCACAGATTCCCGCCAGAAACATATAAGACGCTCACTTGGCTAACTAGCGACAGGTTTACACACACTCTGGAAGTTCTGACAGATGAGGATCTGTGCCCTGACGCAGGGTTACATGGTGGTGGATGGCATCAGCACAGCAGAGGAGGGAAACTGAATGTTCACCTCGACTACAACATCCATCCGAAGCTACACCTACAACGTAGGCTTAACCTTATTGTTTACCTGTCTCCTGCATGGGAACCGTCCTGGGGTGGTGGGTTGGGTCTGTACAAAGACAGCAGAACTCTTGCAAAGGTCATTGAGCCGAAGTACAACAGGGCAGTGATCTTCGACACCAGAGGCTCATGGCATGGACTACCTGATCCAATCAAATGTCCAGAAGGTGTAACCAGAAACTCAATCGCTGTATACTATTTGTCTGAACCAACAGCGATGACAGACAACCGTAAGAGAGCATTGTTTGCACCGACACCGGAGCAGATGGGTGATCCAGAGATCGATAGACTGATTGCGGATCGAATAAAGATAGCGTAAACCGATGACCCGTTAGGAGTCGGAATGATAGAGAAGATTGGAATCAACAAGCTGATTCCATACGCCAGGAATGCGCGTACACACTCGGACGAGCAAGTTGCCCAGATTGCTGCAAGCATCCGAGAATTTGGGTTCAATAACCCTGTCCTGATAGCAGACGACAACAGCATCATTGCCGGTCACGGCAGGGTGATGGCTGCTCGCAAGCTAAACCTGTCAGAAGTGCCTTGCATCAGGTTGAGTCATCTGTCAGAGACTCAGCGGAAGGATTACATCCTGGCCGACAACAAACTCGCGCTGAATGCTGGATGGGAAAACAGTCTCTTATCTGTCGAGCTAGAGGAGCTTGTCAATAGCGGTTTTGACATTAGCCTTACCGGTTTCACGCAAGAGGAAATGGATGCGCTGAAGCCTGTAGAGGTGACAGAAGGGTTGACGGACGAGGATGAGACTCCAGATGTTCCAGAGGAGCCTGTCACGCGATTAGGTGACATCTGGCTACTAGGCAAGCATAGGGTGATGTGCGGGGATAGCACGAGCATTGATGCTGTAGAAAAACTAATGGATGGTCAGAAAGCTGACATGGTTTTTACTGATCCTCCTTACAACGTGGCGTTTAACGGTCGTTCCGGTAAGCACGATGTTATTAAAAACGATAAGTTGGGCGCGCAGGAGTTCGACGCATTTATTGGTGAGGTGTGCAACACTATTAATGCAGTGCAGCCAAAGGCGTATTACGTCTGGTGCAACTGGAAGTTTTATGCTGCATTGCAGGAAAGGCTTGAGTACAAGGCTTGTATTGTTTGGGCCAAGAATGTATTTGGCATGGGGCGTGGCTATCGACACCAGCATGAGTTTTGCCTGTTCAACGGATTAGTGGATGAGGTAGTAAAGAACGAAAGTGATTTGTGGTCTATTAAAAAAGACACCAATTACGTTCACCCAACTCAAAAGCCTGTGGCGCTTTCTGTCCGCGCTTTCGGAAACCACATCAAACTATTGAACGTCCTCGACTTATTTGGTGGCTCTGGATCAACACTGATAGGCGCAGAGCAAACAGGTCGCACAGCTTTCCTGATGGAACTCGATCCAAAGTATTGCGATGTCATTGCCAAGCGATGGCAATACTTCACAGGAAAGAAAGCAACACTAGAGTCTACTGGTCAATTGTTCGATGAAGTAGGTAAAAAACGTGACTAGAAAAATAGGAGCAAAGGATCAAAAGCCTACAGATGAAAACCGTAGGCTGGTTAAAATGCTTGCCGCGGTAGGTGCAAGGGTTGATGACATTGGCACAAAGCTAGGCATCAGCCATGACACTGTGTTGAAGTATTACAGACAGGAACTTGAAGAAGGAAGGATCGACGCTAACGCTCAGGTTGCTCAGACTCTGTTTCAACAAGCAAAGTCAGGCAATACCGCAGCGATGATCTTCTGGATGAAAACTCGCGCAGGGTGGAAGGAAAAGACCACCCATGAGCTTGTTGGCGCTGATGGTGGGCCGATCCAGTCTGCAACCGTTTTAGAGGTGGTTGGGGTTGAGGCAAAGAATAGAACTGCCGAATAAACTCCTGCAACTCTTCCAGCCTAAGCGTTACAAGATCCTGCATGGTGGAAGGGGATCAGGTAAGTCCTGGTCGATTGCTCGCGCTCTTGTGGCGTTAGGCGCTACACGGCCGATCAGAGTGCTATGCGCCAGGGAGACGCAGAAGTCTATCCAGGAGTCTGTGCATAGACTTCTGAAGGATCAGATTAGTCTGCTCGGACTCGACAGTCTGTACGAGGTACAGGAAAACAGGATCATTGGTTCCAACGGGACAGAATTCACATTTGCAGGCATTCGCCAGCAAGGTGTGGCAAATATGAAGTCTTACGAGGGAACTGACATCTGTTGGGTGGAAGAGGCTGGGGTTGTCACCCGCAAATCCTGGGATGTTCTGATTCCTACCATCCGCAAGCCAGGATCGGAAATCTGGATTAGCTTCAATCCAGAGCTGGACACAGACGAAACCTTCACTCGATTCGTTGCCAATCCTCCGTCAGAGTCATGGGTCTGCGAGGTTAACTGGTCAGACAATCCGTGGTTCCCACCAGAACTCGACAAAGAGCGGCGAGATTGGTTAGATCGAGATCCGCAGGGCTATCTCACCACCTGGGAAGGTCGATGCCGTCCTGCTGTGGATGGAGCGATCTACGCCAAAGAAATCGAGGCTTTACAGCGTGAAGGCCGAGTAAGAGCCGTTCCATACGATCCGACCTTAAAAGTCCACACAGTCTGGGATCTTGGTTGGAACGATTCCATGTCAATCATCATGGTTCAGAAGGTTGCGTCAGAAGTCAGAATCATTGACTTCATCGAGGACAGCCACAGAACCATTGACAGCTACATCATGGAAATCGAGTCCAGAAAATGGCGCTGGGGAACTGATTTCATCCCGCACGATGGAGCGCACAAGAACTTCCAAACAGGTAGATCCACTCAAAACCTCTTAGAATCGCTTGGAAGGCGCGTTACGGTTCTTCCAAGGGGTAACCCAGAGGAAGGCATCAGAATGGCTAGGATGGTCTTTCCAAGGGCTTATTTCGATGCCGAGAAAACAATCGATCTGGTCAACCATCTGAAACGATACCGCCGGGCCATCAACCAGACGACACAGGAAGCTGGCGCTCCTCTGCATGACGAGCATTCTCACGCAGCAGATGCATGGCGTTATCTTGCAGAGTCTCTGGAAATGATGTCCAATGACGATTGGGGTAAACCGATTTCACCTAACACAAAGTGGGTTGTATGAGTGACGACAATACAACTGAAATGTTAGAAAAGTTGCGCCAGCAGCTTTCAAGACTTCCAGAAGGATACCAATCGCCAGTTTTCAGCCTTGGTGTTAATCGTGGAATGCCAGAAACAGTTCCTGTCGAAATTCGGATGATGCAGCAGCCGGAGATGCGTCTGCGTAGATCAATTGAGACGCCACTAGGATATTTTGGGATGTCAGTTGGCTCAGAGCAGGGAGAGCCTGCTGCTAAGTTGGAGTATGCAAAACAGTTGGCCGCATTGGGTGGATTGTTAGATGTTTCTGCTAATGTCGGGAAAGGCGCAAAAGGCGCATCTGTTACTTACCAGCCAGAAGGATTGCCAGTTTCTGTTACTGGTTCAATGAGCCAAAATCAGTTTGGGCAGATCATCCGAAGTTTGCAAGCACAATATGCTCAAGAACTGATGAGAAACCTGATGCTTGGAATTTATGGGCAGGCAGGAACTAATCCGATGGTCGGATTAAAATTGGAGCGAGGATTCTAATGCTGATTCCGCAGGGAAATATCGTATTGCGCCGTGATTTTGAACTCGTCATCGCAGAACTGCGGAACAAAATCGATGAACTAGAGCGCGAACTTATTGCGTTGAAGCAGCCAGAAACCAAGCGACCCTATACTCGCAAGGCAGAGGTACAAAATGGATGAAGCTCAACTCGAAATGAGCGAGGGCAGGCTGAAAGGCATTCTCTCGGCAGAGATTGATGATGCTATCGGCTACCTGGACACGGAAACCACTGCTGATCGTGCTAAAGCGATGGATTATTACCTTCGCAAGCCATACGGCAATGAGATTGAAGGTCGCAGCCAGATCATTACTGCTGAAGTTGCAGAGGCTATCGACGGTGCGCTTCCTGACCTGATTCGCGTTTTCACTCGTGCTGACGACATCATCCAGTATGAGCCTGTTGGACCTGGTGATGAGCAAGGCGCAAAGCAGGCAACAGATTATGCAAACTGGGTGTTTTACAAACAAAACCCTGGTTTCACGATTCTGCACACATGGTTCAAGGACGCGCTGCTCCAGAAAACTGGAACCGTTAAGTGTTACTGGGATGAAAAGATCGATGTCATTGAGGAGGTTTACGAAAACCTCTCAGAAATCGAACTTGCATTGCTGATGGCAGACGGAACTCGACAGATCGTTGCACAACAGATCGAGCAGTTTGAGGTCGATGGGATGCAGACCCAAAAGATCAGCGTTGTTGTGCAAAAGCGCAACAAGGTTGGTCGGGTTGCGATTGAGAACGTGCCTCCAGAGGAGTTGATTGTCAGCAAAAAGGCTCGATCAATTCAGGATGCACCGTTTGTAGCCCATAGGACACTAGTTCACAGGACCACACTCGTTCAGATGGGGTTTGACAAGGATGTCGTTGACGCGCTGCCGACATTCTCGACTGTAGCGTTCAATGATGAAGCTCTTGCTAGGTATACGCCAGGAGAGGAGCCGTTTGAGCAAACATCGCTCGACGAATCCATGCAGGAGGTCGAGGTTTTCGAGTGCTACATTTATGTGGATTACGACGGAGACGGTATAGCGGAACTGCGTAAGATTTTCTACAGCAACAACGAGATTCTGAGCAACGAAAAGACTGATTATGTTCCGTTCCATGTGATTTGCCCGATTCCTGTCCCGCACAAGTTCTTCGGGCAATCGTTGGCAGACAGGACAACGGATCTGCAACTGATCAAATCGACGTTGGTTCGCCAGTCGCTGGACAACCTGTATTTGTCGAATAATGCTCGGATGGCCGTTGTTGAAGGCCAGGTAAACATTGATGATCTGCTGAATGTCACTCCGGGTGGTGTTGTTCGGATGAAAGCTGCTGGAGCGGTTCAGCCTCTGCAAGTTGCGGCTGTTGGCGATCAGATTTTCCCGATGCTGGGGTACTTTGATCAGGTGCAGCAGAAACGGACTGGTGTATCAGATGCACAGCAAGGTCTGAACCCTGACATCCTGCATAACGTCACGGCCACTGCTGTTGCGGCTGTAACAAACGCTGCTCAAGGAAAAATCGAGCTTATTGCTCGGATATTTGCAGAAACAGGCGTTAAATCGCTGTTCAAAGGCATTCTGCACCTGCTTTGCAAGTATCAGGACAAACAGGTTTTGCTGCGTATGCGCGGCAAGTTCGTGCCGATGGACCCGAGGGAATGGTCAAATCAGTACGATGTCAGCATTAGGGTTGGCCTGGGGACTGGCACTCGTCAAGAACAGATGGCAATGCTCCAGATGGTTCTGGCAAAACAGGAGCAGGTGCTTCAAGCATACGGCCCTGCCAATCCGCTGGTTTCTGTTGGGCAGTATCGAGCCACTCTTGGGCGGTTTATCGAGGCTGCTGGATTCAAGGATTCTGCTGAATTCTTCAAAGAGATCACTCCGGAGCAGGATCAGCAACTCTCCAATCCTCCTCCGCAGCAACCGCAGTCCAATCCTGCCACTGACGCCATGATTGCTCAGGCACAGGCTCAAATCCAGATTGAACAGCAGAAGGCCACAGCAGCAATTGAGACGCAGCGGATGAAGGCACAAGCCGACATTCAACTGGCGCGAGAGAAGGCTGCTGCTGAGTTGGAACTGAAACGTGTTGAGTTGGCAGCGGAAGCGCAACTAAAGGCGGCAAAGGTTGGCGCTGGGATTAGTTCCAATATTGAGATCCCCGGATGACGCCAGAACGCGCTGCCTATCTGCTCAGAGATAACGAGTTTGTCAAGGAATTGGAAAGCCTGAAACAAGGCTTTATTGACAGGATTGTTAACTCAGGTGAACACGAGATTGACGCACGAGAAAATTATTATAAAATGATTCGTGCGATAGATTTGATTCATAGTCATTTCCAAGCGATAGCCGAAACGACTGAGATCAAAGCCAAACGATGGAAAATTTTGTAGAGGGTTTATGGACACAACTCCGCAAGGAAGTGGACCGCTTGATGTAAATACTGGCGCTGCCGCAATTCTTGGAATGATGGAACAACCTGAAGCTCCGCAAGCTGACCAGGAAGCTCCGCAGGAAGAGGTTGTAGAGCAGGAGCAGGAACAGACTGAACAGGTAGAGGAAACTCCGCGCTACCGGGTGAAAGCAGCCGGTGAGGAACGCGAGGTTACTCTGGATGACCTGATTAAGTCTTACCAACTCGGCACAGACTACACTCAAAAAACCCAGTCACTTGCTGAACAGCGAAAGGCTCTGGAAGCAGAGAAACAAGCGGTTGAGCAAGCCAAAATCCTGCGGGATCAGTATGCGGAGCGTCTGGAGATGATCCAGAAGGTTCTAGCAGAACAGTCCAAGGGTGAAAATTTAGATGCACTGAAAGAATCTGATCCGATCGGGTATGCAGTTCGGGTCGCAGAGATGCAGCAGCGCCGAGACCAACTGGCGGCAGTTCAGGCTGAACAGCAACGCATTGCCCAGCAGCAACAAGCGGAGCATCAGTACAAACTGGCGCAGATTGTGGCCGAGGAACAGCAGAAGCTATCTCAAGCGATTCCAGAGTTTGCAGATCCGCAAAAAGGGGAATCAGTCCGTAGCGAAATCAGGAAATACGCTAAAGGACTTGGTTTCTCGGATCAGGAGCTTGCACAGGTCTATGACAGTCGAGCCGTTCTCACTCTGTGGAAGGCCGCTCAGTACGACAAGCTGGTTTCTGGGAAACCTGAGCTGACCAAAAAGGTTGCTGAGGCTCCTAAGACTCTCAAGCCTGGTACTGGTAAAACGGTCAACGCTGAGACTGAGGCGATCAAGACTGATATGAATCGACTCCGCAAAACTGGCAGAGCCAGGGATGCTGCACCACTATTTGAACGCTTTATAGCGTAAAGGAATTATCATGCCCGTCTATACCACTGCAACGGCCATCGGCCAGCGCGAAGACCTGATCGACGTTATCTACCAGATCAGTCCGACCGAAACTCCCCTGCTTTCGACGCTTGCTCGCACGAAGGCAACCGCTGTTTATCACGAGTGGCAGACTGACTCGTTGGCGGCTGCGACCACGGCTAACGCTGCGGTTGAAGGCGCTGATGCTGTGTCGGCAACGATCAGCCCGACGACCCGTCTTGGCAATTATTGCCAAATCGTGCAGAAAGCAATTCAGATCTCTGGCACGATGGAAGCCATTAACAAGGCTGGTCGTAAGTCGGAAAAGGCTTATCAGTTGTCGAAAGCGGCTGCTGAACTCAAGCGCGACATGGAGACCATTATCTCTGCCAACCAAGGCCGTGATTCTGCTTCGCCCCGTAAGCTCGGCGCTATCCTGTCCTGGCTGAAGACCAACACGAGCAAAGGCACGAGCGGCACTGATCCCACGACGATTGGTGTTTCGACCCGTTCGGATGGTGCTACCCGCACCTTTACCGAGACGCTGCTGCGTGATGTCATCAAATCGTGCTATGACTCGGGGGGCAATCCGACGATGCTGGTCATGAACTCTGGTCTCAAGCAGAAATTCTCTGCTTTCGCCGGTGTTGCTGCCCAGCGTTACATGGCTCCTGGTGACCAGCCGACGACGATTATCGGTGCTGCTGATGTCTACATGGGTGATTTTGGGACGCTGTCTGCGGTTCCGGATCGCTTCATTCGGACTCGTGACGCGCTGCTGATCGATCCCGAGTACATGGCAATTGCTTATCTCCGTCCGTTTGCTACCAAGGATCTCGCGGTAACTGGCGATTCGGAGAGTACGCAGATGATTGCTGAGTTCACGCTGGAAGTTCGGAACGAAGCGGCTTCGGGTATTGTTGCTGACCTGAATCCTGCTCTGGGCTGATGAAAATGGGGGGAGGGGGAAACCTCTCTCCCCACTAACAATGCCAAAAGTATTTAACGCGCACGAAGGGCGATACACAGTCGCTCACGAATCAGACGGTGGCGGGATTGTGCTGGAGACTCGACAAGATGTCTCGCAGATCCTAGAAGCCAACAAACGTCAGTTCAACGATTCAGATGGTAAATACGACGACGTTATTACCCACGTTGCTCGTTTACCACTCACCGTTGTGGATGATCTAAACCGCAAGGGTGTCATGCAGGGGTTCAAGATTCTCGACCAGTCACGGTTTCGAGCATTTCTGAATCATCCTGACAATCGATTTTTCCGTACACATCCGGGGAAAATTTGAAGGTTGCCATCTGTGTGCCGTGTCGGGACGAGGTGATGTCTGGTTTCTGTTTTGATCTGGCTAGGTTGTGCCAGTACGAAGCAGCCAGAGGAGTAAACCAGATTGAGTTGTTGCAGATGCCAGGAACGCTGATCTTTACACAGCGTGAAAAACTGGCACAAGAAGCGTTGGAATGGGGCGCAGACCAGCTTCTGTGGATCGACAGCGATCAGAGGTTCCCTAAGAACGCGCTAGAGGTTTTGCAGGCTAGGCAGGCGCAGGTCATTGGCACGAATGCGACCACGAGGCGAGAGCCAATCCTGCCAACCGCGCTGAATCTCAAGATTGAACGCGAGATGTTAAACGGAAAGGCCGAAGGCGATCCGTATCAGGTCTGGCACAAGGTAGAATCGCGTGGCAAAACAGGGATTGAACAAGTGACAGCGGTTGGGTTTGCCGTTACACTGGTGTCGAAGGAAGTATTTTCTAAGATTCCGCGCCCCTGGTTTGACATTATTTGGACTGATCACGGCAATGTCATCGGCGAGGATGTCGCTTTCTGCGTAAAATGCATGGAAAATGACATTCCTGTATACGTCGATCACGATTTATCGATGCACATAGGGCATATCGGAGTTAAAACCTTCGGATGGGATGATGTGAAACATGGCCCTAGCAACCTACAGCGATCTAAAAACAACGATCGCAAACTATCTCGCAAGAAGCGATCTCACTAGCCAGATCCCTGACTTCATTCGGCTGGCAGAGGTTAGGCTTCGTCGCCAGTTGCGTATCCGTCAGATGCTGAAACTCAGCAGCACGACGATGACAGGTGGTGATCCGACAGTTGGGCTGCCATCAGATTTCTTGAGCATGAGGAATTTATATCTGGATGGGAATCCAGACTTTCCGATTGCTTATTTGTCTCCTGCAACCTTCACGCGCAATGCTCCGACGACTGACAGTGGTCAGCCTCGGTTCTATACTGTGCTGTCGGAGGAGATGCAGTTTGCGCCGATTGCTGACAGTAACTATACGCTGTGGATGCTGTATTACGCAGCGCCGACGTTTCTGAGTGATAGCACGAGCACAAATGCATTTATGACCTATTGCCCGGATCTGTTGCTATATGGATCGCTGACAGAGGCTGAACCGTATCTCATGAATGACGCCAGGATTCAGACCTGGGCGTCATTGTTCCAGAAATCATTGCAAGACCTGACCACATCGGACGAGGAAGCTGAGTACGCTGGAAATCCGATGGTTATGACAATTCAGAAGAGGTAAATCATGGCTATCACGCAAGCGATGTGTACTAGTTTCAAGACGGAGCTTCTTGGTGGCACTCACGATCTTGATACAGATGTGATCAAGATTGCGCTCTACACATCTTCTGCATCGCTGGATGCCTCTACAACGGCGTACAGCAGCACGAATGAGGTTGCCAATGGCAACGGGTACACCACTGGTGGAAATACGCTCTCAGGGGCTGCAATCTCGTCTAGCGGGACGACTGCATTCGTAGACTTCTCTGACAGCACCTGGGCGAGTGCATCGTTTACTGCTCGCGGTGCGTTGATCTACAACAGCAGCAAAAGCAACAAAGCAGTGGCTGTGTTGGATTTTGGCTCTGACAAAACGAGCACTAACGGCAACTTTGTTGTGCAGTTCCCTGCTGCCGACGCTTCCAATGCAATTATCAGAATTGCTTAATAGGATGATGTTATGCCACTCGTCCTCAAGGATCGCGTAAAAGAGACAACGACAACGACTAGCACTGGACCCTATACACTAGCCGGTGCTGTAACGGGCTATCAATCCTTTTCTGTCGTCGGTGACGGAAACACAACCTATTACACGGTAACAAACGGTACTGACTGGGAAGTCGGTATCGGAACCTACACATCTTCTGGAACTACGCTCAGTCGAGATACGATTCTTGAGTCTAGTAATGCTGGCTCTGCTGTTAACTGGGGGTCAGGCAGTAAGGATGTGTTCCTAACCTATCCCGCAGAAAAGGCTGTTACTGCTGATGGCGTGAATCCATTTACCAGCCCTGTATTGGTTGGCGTAAACAGCGCATCAACCGCGCTGGAAATCAGACAGACTGGGTCCGGGAATGCACTGCTGGTAGAAGATGGTTCCAATCCAGATGCAACGCCGACTGTGATTGATCAGTATGGCAATTTGATTCTAGGGAAATCTACTAGACAAGGTCTTGTAGCAAACGCAGTTGAAGCGCATGGACGTACTTCAGGAATTTCTACTGAAGCTCCTGCTTTTGGATTTTACAATTGGAATTCTATAAGTAGCGTTTCATCAAGTCTGTCATTCTTTCATATTCCATCGGGCACAATTGGAACTGGTGCAGCAAATTCAGTAAATGACACTCTTGGTCGAATACAGTTCGTAACCCAAGATAATGCAGGAAGTTATGGTGCAGGTTACATAACGGGAGCTGTTAGTAGCACAGATGCGCTCCTTGTGAATTTAACCTACACAGCAAACTCTCATTCTTTCAGCGGAGCAATCACATCTGGAACCTGGAATGGTTCGGCAATTGGTGCGGCTTATGGCGGCACTGGTCAAACCACATATGCGACAGGAGATCTGCTATACGCTAGTGCGAGCACAACGCTTGCAAAGCTAGGGATCGGCGCTCAAGGGCAGATATTGCAAGCTGGTGCAACCACACCGGAATGGGGTGGTCTGTCAGGCAACGTTACAACAATCCAGCTACGGTTCAGCAGCACACCTGGGTCTGTCCCGACTGGCGCAAGTCTGTCTGCTGGTGAGTTGGTGGTCAACACCGCTGACGGGAAGCTGTACTTCAAAGACAGCGGAGGTACGGTAAAAGTATTATCGCAAGCCGATCAGATTGCTCCTTTGACGACCAAGGGCGATCTGCTTGTCAATAATGGAACATCTAATGTCCGTTTGCCGGTTGGAACAAATAACTATGTTCTGACTGCTGACAGCAGCACCGCGACTGGTTTGGCATGGGCTGTTGGTGGTGGCGGCATTTCAAGCGCAAACATCCAAGAATTCACATCCACTGGCACATCAACATGGACGAAGCCATCAGGCGCTAAGTTTGTCTATGTTCTGCTCTATGGTGGCGGTGGTGGCGGTGGTTCTGGACGACGGCGAGGGACTGCAAACGTTGCTACTGCTGCTGCCTGTGGTGGAAGTGCTGGGGGAGCTGGTGGAAGAAGCGAATTGTTTATCCCTGCATCACTATTAGGGGCAACCGAAACAGTCACTGTCGGAGCTGGCGGTACAGGTGGAGCGGCAAGAACCACTGATGATACTAGCGGTCAAGCTGGTAATGATGGGAATAATTCTAGTTTTGGATCTTGGGCGCTTGCTAGGCCTGGGTTGAGCGGTGCTGGTGGAACTACAGCAGCAGCTGTACAAGGTGGTAATGGGGGTGCGGTTGTTTCTGTATTTCGAACTGCGAATTCGGCATATGCAAACGGATCTGGAAATGGCAACACCACTACCGGAAGCGCAGGCGATAGAGGTGGATATGGGCCAGGAGGCGGCGGCGGTGGGGGCGGCAATGTAAGCGGAAACACAGCTCAAACCTCTGGCGGGGCCGGAGGATTGGGCGGGGCAATTTTTGCGACCGCCACTACAGCAACCGGTGGTGGTGGTG